ACTAGAAACAGGCGACGAAGGCGTATTCGCCTACCAAGAAGCCTGGGCAACCTACAGATACAAAGCCTCCAAAATCACCGGCCTCATGCGATCATCTCACCCACAATCCCTAGACGTCTGGCACCTCGCCCAAGACTTCCAAAACCTACCTACCCTCGGTAAAGACTTTATCGAGGACAACCCCCCAATCGACCGCGTTATCGCGGTCCCCTCAGAACCTCACTTCCTATTCGATGCCTATTTCGAATTCACCCACGCCCGAGCAATGCCGACCTACTCAGTTCCCGGCATGATTGACCACTTCTAGTGGCAATCCCAGCCATGGCAGCCGGCGCTTTAAGCGCCGGCATAGACTTCGGGCTAGGCGGGCTCTCATCCAAGCTTGCTTGGTCCCGCCAAAAACGCGTACTACAAAAATCCATCCAGTGGCGTACCGCAGACATGCGAAAAGCCGGATTGAACCCCCTACTGGCGATCGCGCCAGGGGGCGGTGGCGGGGGCTCTGCCCCCTCAGCCCAACCACCGCCCCAATTCGGCCAAGCCGCACAATCCGCACTCCAAATTACTCAACTCAAAAAGGGCAAACAAGAAATCGACCTCATGCGTCAACAGGGCCACCTGATGAACGCTCAAGTCGGCACAGCCCTCGCACAATCACGCCACTACCGCCTCATGGGCAATGCAATCCTCCCGCAGTCCATAGTTGGACTCACGGCCCAGACCGCATACGACGCGGCTGTCAAGGCAGTGGAGCGCATCTCAGCACCCACTGGTGAAGCACCCACAGGCGCAGCACAAACCACCAAACTCAGAAAACGTTCCACTCAAACCCGCAGAAAAGCGGAAACAGGGAAACTCCGATGACCACAAGAACCTGGAACCAACGCAAAAAGCACACGATCACCTTCGGTGAAGGAAAAACAGAACAACATCACGGCAAAGACGTGAATCAGCTCGTCGAACGCTATCAGCGAACCGGCGAGCTAACCCACATCGCACGCGCGATCCCCAAGTACGGCGACTTCTCACAAGTCACCGACTATAAAACGGCGCTCGACAACGTTCGAAATGCGGAGCAACTCTTCGCAGCTATGCCCGCCTCGGTCCGTGACCGGGTCGGTAACCGCGCCGAAAACCTTCTCGAATTCCTAGACAACCCCGAGAACACCACCGAGGCCATATCCATGGGCCTCATCCTAGGGAGCGATACGCTCCCTCCACCTCCGCCGGAACCCGGCAGAGACACACCAGAAACAGCAATCACAGACCCCAATCCACCCACCGACTAATTCCTACTACTTGTCTTAATTAGTCAGACTCGCCCATGCGAGTCCAAAATCAAGGAGCACGGCAATGCCAAAGCGACGAAAAATGAGTCGAAAAACCTCCAGACGCAACTATAGCTCGGGGGCAAAGTCCCACGGCAAAAATACGCAGGCAACGCCTATGCGCGGCGGATGGCGACTCTAAAACCCCTATGCCCTCCTGCGACTACCCCCTCCACGCGTACCGACTACCGCGCGGGGGGGGAATAACGTTCAATCGCAAACAAGGCATCACACTCACCCCTCTCACGCTCCCTTGCGGACGCTGTATGGGGTGCAAACTCGAAAAGGCCCGTCAATGGGCCGTCCGCATGAGCCACGAATGCGAGACTTCGACAATCCTCTACAAGGGCCAACGCAGGCCCGCAAACATCTTCATCACACTCACCTATAATCGGCTACACTGCCCAGCCGATGACTCACTCAACCCAAAACACTGGGACTGGTTCGCCAAACGCTTCCGCCGCGAATGCGGCCCTTTCCGCTATTACCAATGCGGAGAGTACGGCAAACCCAGCCCAGAAAACGACAATATCCCCAGGCCACATATGCACGCGATCATTTTCGGCCATGACTTCTCATCAGACCGCAAATTCCTACGGTCCGAGAATGGCAATAAATTCTATACATCGAAAACGCTGCAAAAAATCTGGCCCTATGGATATCACGATTTCTCCGACGCCACATTCGAAGCCGCTCGCTACGTAGCTGGCTACATCACGGAGAAAATCACCGGCGACCTCGCCGAAGAAAAATACAAACGCCTCGACCTCGACGGCACCGAATACCAGGTACTCCCCGAATACGCGACTATGTCTCGTATGCCTGGACTCGGTAAAAAATGGATAGACCGCTACATGTACGACGTCTATCCTAGAGACGTAATCACCCTCAATGGGCACCCGTCTCGCCCCCCCAAATTCTACGACTCCCAACTAGAAAAAATAAATCCGGAAATGCTGGAAACAGTCATACATAACCGGAAAATACACGCTATACCCTACCAGTCCGAGCAAAACTACTGGCGACGAGATGCAAGACGCATCACCCGTACCGCCAGAACACGCTCACAATCAAGGGATCTGGTATGAACTACACAGAAATAGCTCTAGAACTCCTAGAAATCATCCTGCTAACCTTCCTCATCTACACGCAAGCCATAACAGTAAAAGCGCCCTCCAGAGGAGGACGCCCTAAGGGATCCAAAAACCGGCCGAAAAGCCGCACTACTGTCCAAAGCACCCAAAGAACCAACATACAACCAACAGAAAAATAAACCATCCCATGAAAAAACTCCTATATAGAAAAATACCTCAATCAACTTACAGTGCTTTAAATAAAATCTACGCTGCCGGGAAATCCCCGTACAGCAGAATCAACTATACTAAATCAAATCCCGAATGGCTACGACTAGCAGAAAAATACTACCTGAAAGGAAGAAAAACTAAATGAACTATATCAAGTTCCAAATCTATGACTCAAAGGCCGAAGCCTTTATCCTACCGTACTACGCTCCTACGTCCGCAATGGGTCAACGGCAATTCCACCAAGCCGCTAACGACCCCAAAACTTCATACTACAAATACCCAGGAGACTATACCCTCTTCGAGGTAGCTACCTGGGACGACTACACAGGAGAAGAAACTCCTCTTACCCCTTTCATCAACCATGGGCTTGCACTAATGCAACAGAACAGCCCAGCGTCTCAAGTTCGTAACGCCGAGGACGCCAAGTCGACGATGAGCAATAGCGAATACGTCGCTTGGAAAGACAAACAAAAAAATAATAATCAATCATCATCTAATCCTACCCTCCCACCTATTGACACTGTCGGCTATCTACGCAAAGAGTACGACTCACACGATTACGACGCCGACAAAGCTCTCAAACATCCCGAACTAGCTCGCCAAACCCGCAATGAAATCAAGGAATCTTCCTAAATGGCAAAATCAAGCGGCCGCACTTCCGGCCAGCACTCGTTCGCACAAATCCCACGAGCAGAAATCCAGCGCTCCAAGTTCAATAGGTCATGTGGGCTAAAGACCACATTCAACGCCGGCCTACTCATACCCGTCTTTGTTGACGAAATTCTCCCAGGCGACACCGTTAACCTACGGATGAATACCTTCGCCCGTTTAGCCACGCCGCTAAAACCCCTCATGGACAACATGTGGCTAGACTCCCACTTCTTCTTCGTCCCGAACCGCCTCCTATGGGCAAACTGGGAAAAACAACAAGGTCAACAAGAAAACCCCGGCGACTCCACAGACTTCCTAATCCCCCAAGTCACCTCACAAGCAGACACACCAGAAAGTCTCTCCGACTACTTCGGAATCCCTCAAATCGAAATAACGCACTCAGCGATGTGGCACAGGGCCTATAACCGCATATGGCGGGACTGGTTTAGAAGCCAGGACCTCCAAGACAGCCCTGTAATCAACACCGACGACGGCCCCGACGACATCGCGGACTACCCCGTTCTCAGACGCGGAAAACGCCACGATTATTTCACCTCAGGCCTACCAGCCCCCTCCAAAGGACCACCGGTCCTACTCCCACTCGGCGGCGAAGCCGACGTACACACTAGCGCCGAGAATCAAGCCACGAATCTCAATGTGTTCATGGACTTCGACTCGACGTACCACACCATGGATTCGGGCACCTCAACGCTCTCCCTCGGCGACACAGTCGGCCCAGAGCCACCAAATGGACGGCTCTTCGCCGACCTAGCCTCTGCTACAGCAGCAACAATTAACGAGATCCGCGAAGCCTTTCAGCTTCAGAGACTCTTCGAACGCGACGCGCGCGGCGGTACTCGCTACACAGAAATGATCCGCTCTCACTTCGGGGTCACTTCCCCGGACTCGAGGCTGCAACGTGCAGAATACCTCGGAGGCGGATCCCAACGCATAACAGTAACCCCAGTACCCCAAACCTCAGAAACGGACCCACAAGGCCCAGACGCATCACCCCAAGGTAATCTAGCCGCCTACGGAACCTCCACTGGTTCCAATCACAGCTTCACAAAAAGCTTCACCGAACACGGTGTCATAATCGGCCTAGTCTCCGTCCGCGCAGACCTGAATTACCAACAGGGCCTAGACCAAATGTTCTCTCGCAGAACACGTTTCGACCACTTCATGCCAGTATTCTCCCACCTGGGAGAAACACCCATCAGAAATAAAGAGATATTCGCTACCGGTGCCGGAGACTCCGAACTAGAAACAGGCGACGAAGGCGTATTCGCCTACCAAGAAGCCTGGGCAACCTACAGATACAAAGCCTCCAAAATCACCGGCCTCATGCGATCATCTCACCCACAATCCCTAGACGTCTGGCACCTCGCCCAAGACTTCCAAAA